CGAATGCTCCTTGGTAAGAATATAGAACTGCCTTATCTAGGCTACGCTTTTTATCCCGTATCATTCTATTCTACTACGGAAAACCACCATGATATTCTAACCTGGTGGCCATTTCATTAACCCCAGTCTATACATTTTGAGTAAACTCCGGAGATAGAATATATCCTCCACGATTAGCCATTAACCTCAAACTTGAATTTAAAAATATATTATTAGCAAGTCTTTCCATTGAAACAACCTCGCAATAAAGAAATACACTCAAAGATAGTTTTGCGATAAACCCCAAAAGGAGTTTCTACTGCAAGTAATCCTTGTAGTTTTGCAAGCAACTATAAAAATTGCGGCACTTCGGAAAATATATTCCCTAAGCCCGCAATCTCTATTATTAATGTATTTAACTATTTTTTCCAATCTTCTTCGTTTTCTCGCATTGGAATTAATTTCCATAACTAATTTACCAGTCTAATAGAATTCTTTTCTAAAGCCTATTCAGAAAAACATTTGTCCATTAATAATAAACTCCAGTTTTAAAAATATCCCAATTAGACCGATATAATTCTGTATTATCTGCACCTTTCTCAGGACGACGCCTTTTATAAAGTCTTTGCAGATGTCTAGATTGTCTCTAGCACTCTCCCAACAGTGAGAGTAATTTTTGAAGATGATTGGCTTGACTGGTCATCTTAAAGTCAGCTCCGCTAAATTTCATACGAGTATTTTCAATGGAAGTCACTTGACGCTACACCCAAGCGATCATCATTAAAATAGCTAATATATTTATCTCTTCTGGAGTTAATTCATTATTAAAGCAAGAATTATCTACAATAACGTTTTCCGAATTATCAAGTATTACCGATAAAGCAAAATCCTCTCCGGTAACTTCTTCTTTAGGTATGACTTCAACGTCTTCTACGTAATCATACAAATTAATTCTTGGAAACTCAAATTCAGGTAATGCTTGTATAATTAATTCATGCAGGTCTCGTAGGGTATCTTCTGGGGTTAATTCTACATACATATCGTCTGTTATTTTACCTAAAAAACGATTGTATATTTTAGCAAATTTAGTTGTTTTTGTTTCCTCATTATTCACAATTACACCCCAATTTAACAATTACACACTATCTCTTTTGACTACAGTATATTTAGAGCCGGAAGTTCTTCTTGCGGGCGCTGGCTCTGTGGTGGGAGCAGGCTCAGCTGCAACTCTTCTCTAGGGGGCGGCCGCAGTCTCGGTCTTGGCACGCTCTTCTGCTTTTTCTTCTTGACGGATCTTAATTGCATTAGCCAAGTCGACGCCTTTTTTCTCCTGGAAAGCTTGCATTTTTCTAGTGTCGGTCAGGGGCAATTCAACGCTCAGTTCTTTAAGCAAATCAATAACCCCTTCTGGAGCAAAGTCTAGGCAATCGAGCCATTCATCTTGACTACCATGCAGAATCAATTCCTTAATCTGCTCTGGAGTCATGTTATATTCAGGCTCTACCTCACCAACAAATTCATTCCTAACAGCCGCGTTCTTAATTTGTAAATAATCTCTAATTAAAGCTGGTCCGCCAGGCTGATAATTCAAACCCTCTAATTCTTCATATGAAATTTTCTTCGTTTCATTGGGCTGAAACATTCTAGATTTTACACCAATTTCAGGAACAGAATAGAACACGACGCTTGCGCTTCTATTAGTTACCAAAAACATTCTATCATTACTCATTTTAAACTCCTTTTTCTCTAAACAAGGTAAAGGGGAGAAGGAAACTTACCGTCTCCCCTAAACAATTACCTATTAGGTCTTTTCGTAATACTTCTTATTAGCTGTTATAGTGGTATCCTTGGTGAGAACCATTCCACTAGCAGTCTTCTCATAGAGTCCTGCAGCTGCTGGATCTGTAATACCGGTCATATCCTTCTCGACATAAACATCAGAGCCGGTAATAATTTCACCATCAACAGTAACGGTATTCTTAACAGTATCCTTGAGCATGAAGGCACCAGACTGAGACAGGCTAGTATCCTTGTAAACATGAATAGCATTATCCATCATGCAAACAACGCCAACCTTTTGATAAATGTGAATGTCACGAGACCAGTCATAATTATCGAACTCATTGGTATAAACTTCACCCTCAAAAGCAATCTTTACAGGCTTCTGATCAGCACCAGATGGAATAATCCAGCAAAGAGAAGGATCGAGAACTTTCTCGGTGCCAAAAGCATCTTTATACTGGTTGGGAAGAATAACAATGTTCTCACCCTTGTAGCCAGCAAGACGGCCGGTACGATAGAGTTCATCCTTCATGGCCTCAGTGTATCTCCAAGCCTCTTGAGGAATCATCTTTACTGCAAATTCATTGGTGCAATAAATGGTAACATTACCATACATCTTAGCCTGATTGAGAATCTGGTCAAAAGCAGCCTCATTAAAATTATTGCTGATAACTTTGTTAGCAGCAGGTAGCTGATTAATGCCTTCGCTAAGAGCCTTACCAACCTCTTCGAAGATGAGGTCATCCATACCCTCATAGATAATATTGATTAGTTCTGACCAATCAACACGACCATCCAGGAACTCTTCAAAACCAATCTGAGCAGCAGCGCCAATGGCGTTAGTGGGAACTTCAAAGCTCTCCTGAGCGCTTCCCAGCTTGAAGACTTCATAGATGCCCGCCACTCCGACACGAGTGACGAACTGCTTACCGCGAGTACGATTACGATTCAAAGTCTTACGACGGAAAATGGGCTTGTCGCCCTGAGCGAAATGCTTAACCTCAGCCCATTGCTCGTAATTGAGCTTGGCTCTCTCGGGAATGCTCTCGGTTAAGGTTTCTTCAAGAACACGGAAGATTAAATTCTTGTTTTCTCTATAAGAACGATAGTCAGGAGCAATCTCTTTGAACTGAGCACGTAGAGCTGCTTGAACATCGTCATAACTAAAATCTTCGCCTTGGAAGCTATAAGCTACAGGAGCGGAACGCTTAGCACCAGTAGCAATCTTAGCTAGTTTTACTAAATCTTGTGTATTTAATAATGCCATCGTTTCTCTCTCCTTTCATTAAGCAATACGCATAATCTTAACGGCCTTCTGACGGTCGCCAAGGTCATACTTTTTAACAACTTGCCACTTCATAGCAGCAGTATCTCCAGAAGTACGGAGAATACCATCTGCGGGAGTTGGAGCAAGGATGGTTCCAATTGCTAGATCCTCCCATTTCTCGTCAACCATATTGGTGGTATAAATATCACCAACGCTGGTTTTTAGAACACGTGGAGTCATAACAGCGCCAGTTGGCATCATCTTAGGACCAGCATAATCCCAGGTAGCGAGAAAAGGATTGTCGGTAGAATCCCACTCATAAGGATCAGTGGGGGTTACAACCTTAGGAATAGTATTACCATCAGCATCTTGTCCACCATAATAACGTGGCTGAGTTTGCTGTAGCATATCGGCCTCGCCATCAATTGGGCTATAAACGCGAGCAACATAGTTGTCCTTAATCATAGCAAAATCTGCATCTGATTCCCACTCACGATATACTTTTACCTCATTGAATACGAGCATCCATTCACCCTCGGCAGCCTTATTCTTTTCAAAAGTGGCCTAGCCAAGAGCATAGTTATATTTTACAAACTGACCATTTTCAAGCTTTTCAATTGCTGGATCGGCTGGTAGCTGACCATAAACTTGACCATTTCTTTGAGCTGACAGATGGTTGGGCTCAACCTGGCCATAGCCACGCTCAACAAGTTGAGCCGCACTTAATCTAGTTTTAGCCATTTATCTTTCCTCCTATATCAATTTTCATTTTTCTTTGTCTTTCTTAGAAGACCTAACCAAGCTGGAGTATTCTCCTCTTCCTCAGAAAGATCTGTGTCATTCAAACTAAAAGTAGTCTCCGAATGATTGTTTTCTTCTTCACTCTTCTCAGACAGGTCTAGCTTATTGTGAACACAGATGATAGAAAGCTTTCCTTCTATTTCGTCTAAAGAGTAAGTATCAATATTATCTTGAACATCTTTCTTTTCGTCATCAGACAGCATATAGAAACTATCAATCATAGCCTGCTTAGCTTCTCTATCTTTCTGCTCTTTAAACGCAACGAGAAGATTGTAATTAGCTTCCATTGCATTAAACTACTCTTGTAGTTCGTTAAAACTATTTTCAAGAGTGGAATAATTCTCTTGTAAAGTTTGAAAATCTTCAAGACTAAATTTAACGCTTTCGTCCTAAGAATTTTCAGGTTCTACATCTTCGCTCTCTGCGGTTTCTGGCTCAGTGACCTCGGGCTCTACAGCTGGGGTCTCTGGTTCGGCTGCCGCAGGCTCCGCTTCGGGTTCAACCGCTGCGAACTCTGTTTCTGGCTCGGCCGCATTTGCTTGGACTTCTTCATTTTCTAAATTCTTCAGTGTTTCATCCATAAATGACAATTCTCCTCCTTTCAACTTTTGAACTTCCTTCATTAGCGAGTAAACTTTCTGATGGAAGTCTCTATCAAGGGAGAATTTTTCAATTCTGGCACCTTCAAAGCAGGGTTCAAAATCTTCTCCCAAAATACAAAGTTTAGAAATTATTGCTTCATTAATAATAAAAAATTCAACATTAGAATTATTGTCAATTGTCCAAGTTCCTTTCAAAGTTTCCTCATCCAATTCCATGGACTAATTATTTCCTCGTTCAATAATTCTTTTGCTTTCTGGAAACTATTCTGTCCAAATATAACCCTCAGTTACAAGATATGTATGTGGTACTCCATCATCAAGATAATCCTAAAACCACGTTCTAGCATTTAGGTCAACAAAGCCATATGCTTTTGTACTATCTTTAATTCTAAGAGTACCTCCGACGATTTCGATGACCTCATTATGTTCTTCAAAATCTCCGGTTGCTTCATTATAATACCCAACTATTGGACTACCAGGAAGAGATTTCGCCAGCTCTATTGCAACTTCTTTTGAAATCACGCTGCGATTTCTATTCTGTCCAATATAACAAACTTTAATGCAACATCTTGAAATAAAGGGATTATACGGTACAACATTAATAATTTCACATGGGTTATTCATTATAATACTTGTATGTGACATTTATATCTTCCTCATTTCGCAGATTCCTTATTCTAAATAGTTTTTTCACTAAGCTCGCCTTCTTCTTTGGGAGGACGTCCTCCTTCTGATTTTGAAGTTTGTATTGTATTTGTTTGCTTATTACTGCCCAAATCTTTTAAATCAGCAGAAGAAAGTGTAGAGGACATGAGTGGGGGAAGCATAATTTCACTAAGATGAAGTAATTCATTCTCAAAGAAAGCAGTATTAAGTATAAAACTCTAAGATTGTCCAAGAGCAATCTATGGAAGCATTTTTGAGAACCCTATCTAATCTTGTTCTTTATACATTTTTGATAGGGCCTAATAATTATATTGTGTAGTAAGAAGCATATAAAATCTAAAAGTCCATTTCTTTTTATTGCTACTTCGTTTTGAAGCAATCTGAGAAAATAGATGTTCATACTATAAAATTAAATCTCTTAGGGTTCCTTCATCAGCCAAAATAGATTTTTCCAATGCTAAATTACCATCAGTATTAAATATATTCTTCGATACTCCAAGAGCATTATACACTGTTTTTTCAGCATTGTCAAGAGAATTGTCCTTAGCAAGAGAAGTTGCCGCAGATACGTCAACGTCTTGAATATCCGCAAAAGTGGTAAGTACGTCAACGCCAACGCAATTAGCTAACATTTCTACCGCATTATTGTGTATATCTCTAGCTTCATCAATATCAAAAATTAAATCGCCATTTTTATCAAGCGGCAATTTCTAAATAATAATCTTTAATAGCTGCTATAACTGACGCTTGCGGTCAATGCCTTGCGCCACTCCTAAGTCAATAATCTCTGGAATAGCGTTTACAAACAAAGGCAATTCATTAGTTCCAAAAAGATTGAATTTAAAAGCACATCCTGGGTCTAGAAGATACCAATGTCCCTTTGCGGTTCCTGCGGGTACATAGGGGTCGTCCGCAGGTAATTTTCCTTGCTTATAGAGTAAATATCCCTTCTTGAATTCGGGCGGGAATAAATCTAATATCTTCATTCTATAACCAATCTCAGGAAATTTAGTATCGAAGAACTTCATATCAAATTCGATTGCTGGCATACCTCTGATTTTGTATCTAGACCTACACCATTTCCATGGTAATTCCTAAACAATAATACCCTCGGTACCCTCATAAGCATAGCCATAATAGACTCCATCTCTCAAAACAGAAAGAGTAAAGTCGGCACATAATCTTTTAATATTACTATTATCAAAATAAGTTAATGCTTTATTAAAATCAGTCAATACTTTTTCTTCATTTATAGTTTCGGTAAATGGTTCCGCAACCATGTACCAGTCGAATCTATACATAGTGGCAAAGTAATTAACTACTTTCTAATAAATACCATTTGTACGATAAAAATAATTAGATATAGCGCGTAACAAAGGAACATCATTTTCTATTAATGCTTTAATAACAAATTCTTTATCTCGAAAATGTCTAAAATCTAATTTATCAAAGTGCTTTAAATCTACAACGGCATCATCATAAGCTTTAGTGCCTATTTTTATACGGGCATAGTTACCAGAATCTGGGGAACCACGCATATTGAAGCCCTTTTCATAAATCTAATCTAGTCTTTCCTATTTTTCCAAATTAAATGACACCTCCTTTAATATCCAGCTTTAGACATAATATAATCATATGACAAAAGATTTTCTTCTGTATATGGTATTTCTATTAATTTAATTCCATGAAGAGCGCAAAATCTGCTCTTCTAATTATCATTATATTGCTGCTGGTAGAAACCTCTTTTTCCACCAAATTTGGGACTGGGTTCATAATGCTGGCGTCCTTGATATTCTATAATGAAATCAATTCTTCCTTCATCATCAAAGATTACAAAATCAAACCTTAATGGTCTGCCATTGGGACTATTTAGCCCTTCAAAGCTGTATTCCATTTTAAAATTTAACCCTGCATCTCTCAATATTTCTTCAATACAAATCTCTGCTCTTGAAGCCCGCATCTGTTAACCTCCTTGTCACACTCGTGCTGGAGTAAAGAACTTCCACTCGGCCGCATTAAACTTCTTCTTTTTCTTTTTGTTATCTTCCATTTCTTTAATATAATATATACCATATTCAAAAGCTGAAAACGTATCTTTAGGAACGTTTCTATTGGCTTGCTTTAAAATAATATTTACACCCTCGTTATCTTCGCGCAAATTCATCATTTCATCCCGAAGGATAGAAGTGGCTGTAAATGGATAAAGAAAAATTTTTCTTTCTTCTGGCTTCATAGCAGCTCCTTTTACTGTTCCTAATAGTTTTGTTTTTGCAACTTTTTCATCAATTAAAAATTTTATTTTTCCAGAAGCAAGCTAAACTCTGACATTGGAGTGCATTTCGGTATTAATTGGGGCATTGGCCTTAATAAGATATAAGGCATCGTCTTCGCAATCTGGTGTTCTAAATTTTTTATATTCCTCTTCGGCCCCATCATAAGTGCCTCCATATATACCAAAATCAGGATAGGTTTCATTCGTTAATGGGTCAATGGAAGGTTTTACCATGTAGTCAACGAGGCCGATACCAAGACCGTTCGCATCAATAACCATACGTCGTGCCCCATAGTTATAGAACAATTTCTTTAATTCTAAAGCCTAATCTCCAAAATGTTCGTTACTAATAGTCACGATATTAACTAATTTCTTTATTGAGCCGGAAGTAGGCTGTGGGATTACATTAAATACACAAGCCTTTGTATCGCAGCCCTTTCGGCCAACGTCAACAGATATGATATAGTAAGAACTTTTACTGGAGCGCCCAGATGATTTATACTCTGGCTGATTTAATATACGATTGCGCTCAAAATGTTCGGAATTAAAGAAAGCATCTTCAACGTCACCAGTCCACCTGGATTCAAATTCTCGCTCAAATGAAGCTTCGTTAAATGTTCCATCTTCCTTTTGGTCTTTTATAAAGGTTTTACTCTGTAGACCAACTGCTACTGGCAAACGCCAAGTACCACCAAGAACCATACATTTGTCTGGTTTGGTGACCATGCGTACCAAAAACTGTATTAGTTTATCATAAGGGAACGTTCCTTTGAAGCCAGCGGTAGTAATAAATACTTGGCTCTTGTTTACAGATTCTTCTTCATGCTTCGTTCCGTCCATTGCTCTACGAGAAATGGCCATAGTAGGAATAATAACTTCTTGTAAAATCTTTCCATCTACACCTACGCACTCTTCTACGAGCCCTCCGGTCTTACGTTTACCTCTTGAGCTTTCACGGGCCGCAATATTATCAAGGGTAGAACCACTTTTAAAGATGTATCTACAATAATCTTTACCCTCTTGGGTCTTACCTCTGCGCCAGTCAATTTCCTTTTGAAATGCTGGAATTAAAGTACAAATTTCATTGACCTTATCTTTAAGGATACCCGAAGCTTGTTCCTTTCCTCCAGAAGTAACAAATAGGTTGCAACGTGGAAAAAGTATACAACGGCACATAAGTGCCATGACAGAAAGAAAAGATTTAGAATACGCACGAGGGAAAACCGCATATACATACTAATAACGCATAACCGTTCTTAAAAACACTCGCTAATAAAAGTAAAAATGGAATTCTCCTTCTAGAACTTCTGTTCTAGTTCCGCGTACCATGAAGTCGACAAAGAGGTCCGGATATTCTCGCCAAAACGCTATGTATTGGCGGGCCGCAGGTATTATACCCCTGATTCGTTCCTCAGATAGCCCAATTTTCTATCTACTGCTATCTAAATTTAATAAATCCGCTAAGGCCATTATTCATTACCTCCGCTCAAGAAGTCGGTTAAAAGCTAATCATCAATTTCTTCTTGTTCTAAAAACTGATTAAACTCTTCATAGTCATCTTCTTTGAGTTCTTTTTCGACCTCTGCTACGTCATCATCATAAACGAAGATATCATCGTCTTCTTCTTCTTCCTCGGCATCTTCTTTTTGAATTGTTTTAATAGCTTCTTCCAGGAGCTATGTTAAGTTGGTTTCCTCTTGGACTAATGTAGTAGTGTATCTCTACATATCCTTGATTGTTTCATCAACCTTATCGTTAGGCTCGCCTATATAATAACGAGGTATAAAGCCTTCTTTTTCGCAAATAGCCACAAGTTCTCCAATAGAATCAACAAAATCTCCGGTAGCAGCTTTGTTTTGCGCTGCTGTGAAGTTTCCTGCTTTCATCAACGAGTCATAGACCTTTGACATTTTTTGGAAGCCCTCAACGTCGCCAAGGTCAATGAGCTAATTTGCTTTCAAAGAAGTTTTACATATTAATTTCAAAGTATCAATGTGTCCTGCGGTTTGTATATCATAAGACTACATCATTTCGTTATAAAGCTTTTCAAGCTAAACCCATTCAGAGGGCTTATAGGCTTTACCCCATTTCAGCCGAAGCATTGCGGTGTCTTCTTCCGTTAG